AAAACACCTACACTACAATACATATTTATACAAAACCCCAAACAAAAATCTTAATTTCTAAAGAGATGACTGTATGCTATTGCATACACACCCCATCTGAGTCCTTGCCAGTAGATAGTACTCAAGTTGAACGTGAATCCATGCGCTCTGATTTCTTTCTCCAGATTCCCGTCTTCATATTGGGATGAGATGCTGTCTGGACAATGTTGTCTGATGAATTTATGCAAATTCTCGTGTTCTTCATGCTCCGACAACCTGTCATAATTTGGCTCAAACACATGTAAAAATCCTAGTGCCAAAACGACACGGGGTAGCATGATCTTGATCTTGTGTGTCTGCGTGTTGATTTTTCCGGCTGTTCGAGGTGTGGCTGTGGTCAAAGAATGATACTCATCAAGAAGTTTCTTGTACTGTGGATGCAATGCTTTCCTGACTTTCTGCTTCCATACATCATGAAGATAGGTTGTATGTTTCTTCAACCCCTCATCTACGGTAAAGCCCAATACCTCTTGCATTTTTGCCCATCCCAATCCTGGGAGCCATCGTGCTTTTGGTCTGTACAGAGCGGTAGGAATCTGAACGAGCGACAAAGAGTCTACATCCTCTTCATCATCCAAAGCTTCAACCCGCATACGATCGAGGAATCTTCTAATGTTTGTAACAGCTCCGTGAACAGGCCTGAAAGCTGGAAAAGTGTGCTGATCTGGTGGTGTGATGTTATCAAGTTGCGCGACTACGTATAGTTCACCGTCTAGCGAGCTAGCGATAGTCCTTTTCAACCATACGTGTCTGCAGAATGGAGCAATTCTACCAATGACATGACAAATGTTGTGGTACTCCTGATAGTACATTTTCAAAATCATTACACCTTTGTTGGCTGACCTAGCTAAGAAAAGTTCAATAATAGTGTGACAAATGTTTTTCCGAATTGGTTCGTCCAGATCTTCTTTCTTGATCTCGGCGTCACAAAACATAAGGTTGATGTCTGTGAAATGCTGTGTGAACCATTCAAGAGTGGATGGCAATGCAAGATCATAGTGGTCTGTCATCAAAGATGAACAGTCAAGAGTGTTGAGTCTCTCGTTACTGATTTGGCTAGCAACCATTGGAATGATTTTCTGTTCAATTCCTCTGGCCATGGATGGTAGTGAGTTGAAAACGATGGTGCTATGTGTTGTAGAAGCTGCCAAAACTGAAGCTGTTCCTCCAAACCCGTCACCAAGCGCCAGGTACAAACCTTCGTTAGGCAGCTCTGCAAGGCTGCATTCATGAAGGAGCACTGTCGCTTTTGACATGGAGATGTTGCCAGTCCCGAACGGTCTTGTAAGCCAGCGATTGTTGAAAGGTTTATGGTTGTGTGCTTCTTGAAACGGTTCAATGATTTCCTCTGGACGCATGAGGGCTTTGTGGCTTGTGGAAGATCGAATTTGCTGTCTGTAGTTATTGCGTCCTGTTACTCGTAGTTCAGGGAAATTAGCAGCTGCACCTGTGAGTCGTCCTTGGAATGGCATATTCTTTTGTACTGGTGTCATTCGAATGCGATTGATGCATTCGACTTTGGTTGTTTTCCAGATTCGAATTTGGCAATGTTCAAGCTTTTGGGCTACAATTGGTTCAAGATTGTCAAAAGGAGTAGGGTCAGGAGGAATGTCGGAATCATCTGAAACGTCATCTGGGTTGATGATGGCAACTGCACCTGTCGTGTATTCGTGAAGGTATGTGTCAATTTTGAATCCTGGGTAGGATGCTTTAAGCAAGTCGATGAATGGGAATTTGCGTGTAATATCCTGCGGATCAAGATAGATTAACGCGCTTAACTCCAGAGAGTCAAGGCTGAAATCCACAGGTCTCAATTCCAAGACTCGACCAGCCATTAAATCATCCTTGCTGAAGATGAGTGGATTTTCTTCAACTCTCTGAACCCACCCGACCGACAAGCAAGCAGCACAAATCAAAGCCCTGTAGAACAACTCGATGCTCTTGGCATCTGGGCCAGCACTTTTTGCTTGGAAGTACGGATGAATCAAATAGTAACGAATGAAAGTCCAAACGTGGTTGTCTAGTCTGTCTTCAAGCTCTGTCAGAATATCGGGATTGTCAAGAGTGGTAAGCAGAATAACGTCGGTCTGGGTGAAGTTGGCTCTAGCTGCAAGATAACAACATGCTCCGAAGACAGGAGCATATGCACGGGTGTGATCAAAAGTAGCAACGTGAAGATCAGGAAATCGTTCTTTGAGATACTCTTGCAACTCGTACAATTTCCCTGTGACAGCCAGATCTTGAAGGAGCTGGTACCAAGGCATCTCTTCTGAGGGAATGTTTCTGAGTTGCGTGAGGATGGTGTTTGGTTCAGGATCATTCAAAATTTTGAGGATGTTGCTATAAATGGCTTGTGTACTTTCTTGTAGGATGATTTCAGGTTCTGCTGTTTCTAGGTCTGTGGCATCAAATCCTGGCCCTGATACTCGCCCTGACCAATTTTTCAAGACAGAATGTGAAGCAGCTGTCATATGGTGCCCTGTGTAGTAAGTCTGAATGGCTGTCCGTGAACTGAAGGTTGCGAATACGTAACTCTGCACGAGAGCTCTCACAGCATTGTTGTAGGATAGTTCATATTCTCGGTCTCCTGTATAATATGTAGGTGGTTCATAATCATCCATTTCAGTCAGAATCTGTTTCAAGCTCTTCTTGCCAACGTCAGACATGGTGAGAAGTTTGAAGCTTGGCAGTCGGGTGTGAATGAGTCTCATGGGTGTCTCTCTTAGCTCGGTCATACAAAAAGGACAGTCCACTGTAATGCCCCAATAAGTGCCTTCAAGTCGGGGGTATGAGCCTGTCCAAAACGGTCGAGCATACAGAGAAACCATGAAACAGTATAGTTCAAGATAGTTCAATCGGTAATGTAGACCAGTACTTTCAACGTGCAAATGGGATCGACTATTGCCTTGGCAGAAAGTGTAAATGTTTTGCAAAGTATTGGGAACAATGCTCTGACGGTAATTAGGAGCTCGCACGTGATGTTGAGTGGTTCGAGATTCCACTCGCTCCCCCATGTAAGGTGCTAGAACTGCAATTGGTTGTCTTGTGTACCCCTCCAAAAGTTGGACCACAAGGTCTTGTATGTTACTCACCACTCGTACGTGTCCGGTAACTGTAGTAGCAACACACCATCTCATGAGGTCCAACAACGTATGGACAGCCTGGGTAATGAAGTTGTGTGACACGAATCTTTTATCTGGTTGTCCCAATCCAGATCCTGTTGTAGCTCCGAGAAAAGGGTCGTATTGGCCTTTGGTAAAAAGGATCCCTGATTTAGTTGGTTGTGGTAGTGAAACATCTAATTTGAAGTGGTTGTATGTCGCTCTTAGTGGCATGTGCGTCTGACCACTGTGCGCAAGGGTGATCATGTGGTGAGGGTTGGGCTGTGTTACTGATTCTACGGGTTTACCCCATAAGGTGTCTCGCATGTTTTGGCTGATTTCGGTCGAGCATAACGTCATCCATTCTGATCGGATGAGACTCTTCGAATCTGGAATCTCACCTTTCAATAGTTGCAGTCTGTAATTACGGATTTTCTTGTCTTGCCAGGCGGCTTTTCTGAGAACCCGATAAGAGCTTTTCCTAGAACTGTGGAGGAGGATCACATCCATGACACTGCGGCCACTTTCAAATTTACGAATCAAAGTTGAGATGACACCATCTGGTGTACATCCGTAGAGGGATGAAATGATTTTGGCATTGTATACGTTGGCCGACTTGATGCATTTGAGAAAGGTTTCGTGAAATCCTTCGGACTTGAGTTCAAAGAGCTCTTTGAGTTGTTCATTCTTTGTCCGTTTACCAATCAAACGGGACACTTCAGTTCTTAGAATGACGCTCGCAGCAAAGGGCTTTCTGATCGGCAAGGCATAAGGATCTGACATAAGAGCTGAGAGAGCTTCATTTCCTGGAGAGGTTGGTTGATTAAGCGCTTTTTCCATATAAATAGCAATGTCCGGAAAAGCTTCCCGACAAAATTTCAGAACATCAATGAAGGGTACTAACAGATCTGATTGAGCTCGAGTCAAGAAGTTGTGGAGGTAAATGATTGGAAAGCCTGACAACATATTCGGAATGTGGAGCAAAGCGATGATCTGATTACGAGTGAGCTGATGATATTGAGGACTTTCTAAAATGTAGTAAGTGGACCAAAATAGAGCGACATTGTAGCAGGATATTGGGTTAGGAGATGTCTTACACGCACTATGAGCATTGCTAAAAGACGACGCAATGTAGTCATCAGTTGTATTGAGGAAAGCATTGTTGGCACCATAGCACTTTTGGATTTTCCTGAACGACTGAGGGAGTTCAGCATGATTGAGAAAAGCTGTTTTGGAGAAGGCAAAGTAAGTTTCAGAGGCGTACGAGTCCTCTACTTTAATAGTGTGTCCGAATTGTGTTCCTAGATTTGACATTGACGTAAGAATTTCAATTTTGAGTTGTTCAATGGTTGTTGTCTCGAGAACTTGAGGAGGGATCAGAACTGCTACACGCAGATCATCACCCTTGCACAGAATATGGTATGGATAAGGAAAATCAGCAAGACACACTTTGATCTGATGAATGTATACCAAGACCCAAGTATCTTGATTGAGACCTTCGATACCTCCTTTCTGACCATTCCAGTAATACGTCTGGCCAACGTCTGGAACATACACAAAGGAGTTCTCGTAGGCTTCGTGAGTTCGGGAAAATAGTTTGATGTTGTAAATTCGGTCGAGAGTTTGGCTCATTACTGGAGCCACAGCTTCGTGTCTGAAGGCATTATTCCATGAGGATGCATCAACATTGAGCATAATGCATCTGTATCCAGGGTAAGCTTTGGTCATATTCATGAAAGCGTGAAGCTTTTTGAGAAGAGAGATCTCATCTAGTGTCATCGCATGTTCATCAGAGTACAGGTCCAGAAAAGCAGCACTGTTAAACTCTTGGACAAGGGTTCTGGCCCGATCTTCATAAGTTTTGCAACCAAAGCAACGTGGTTTTGGTTTCAACTCTTTTTCCTTCGGGACAGCTCGAATGACCAAGTAGTTCAAAAGGTCTTCAGCACCTCTCTCTGCAAACTCTTTGATGTACCAAATGTGATCGAGGTTGTACATGTTACTGAATAGATAAAAGAGTAGGAGTCGTGTGTCTTTCCAATCTGAAGCGTTGTGTGTGCGTGGTTCATTGATGTATTTTCCGAATACTTTGTTTCTCATTAGAGAAATTGTTCTGTCTTTGATATAAGGAATCATGTTTTCGAGGTAATCAAAATCTTTGACAGGTAAAAGTTCAACAAGATCATAATCAGCTAGCTGGACTACTCCATGGCGAAGGGTTGAAGGACCATGTTTGGGATCAGAATTTGTCAAACATGCCATTGTTAGTCTCATGGGAGCATGAGGGCTGAGTTCAACAAGAGGCCATTTCCTATGCCTGAGCAAGTAGCTCCGCACAAAACTTTCTTTGGCATATCGAACAGATTCTGCAACACATGCAATATTGATGTTTTTCTCACTATTGGTTTTATCATACAATGTCTCAGCACCAGCTTTTACATCACAAAATGGGTGTCCCATGATTTTTGCGAGACAACCCAGCTCATGTCGAAATGCTGGGGTTGCTTCCAACAAGATGTCCTGCAAGATTGACCCAATGTAATCGTATCCGGTGTCATCTTCCAGATCACTGGCGATTGTTTTGAGGAATGTCTTGTTGGAAGCGCCTTCGGACTCAACCAGTGTTTCAGCAATGACCAGAGCCTCAAGTACTTTAGCGATTCGGAAGTATTTGTCCTTGTACTTCTTCGCGAGTCGCACGCATTCCTTGATGAATTTCATAGTCATTTCTGGAACTTCTGTATTTCCGTAGGTGCCGGTAGGGTATGATGAGGCCAGAACCAATACTGACAATACATCAGCAATTTTGTTATGAATCATGAGGAGATAAGATCTAGGAAGCAGGACCCAGGGGTCGCCTTCTGTCGCTTGGATGACACAGCTGTTGCGTGACCAAAAGGTCTTGAATCCTAGTTCTTTAATCTCGTAATGTGCTTGTGAGGCTATTGATTGAATATATTGGTCTTCTGTTTCAGTGTAATTCTTTCTTCTGTCTGCTTTTGGAATTGTCATCACTAGCTGATCAAACTTGCGGAGAATTTTGTGTAATTTGCGAATAGCTTGGTTGCGATACAGTTGGGAGTAGATTCCTTCTGAGAAATCTACGAGATCATTTCTTTTAGGGTCAAAGCAGCTTTCCTCTAGCCACGAAGTTTGAATGTTGAGGGTTGTTTTCATAATGCTATAAGCTTGGTTGAGAGTTTTGTCATCCGAGGCATTAATATGCATATCAAAAATTGACGTGAAGACTGTAGGGAGAATGTGTTGGTTGAGCTGTAAGGTTTCTAGTTCTAATTGGGTGTTTTTCCACCATTTTTCTGAGGCTTTCAACAAAATCTTATTATCTAGTGTTTTTCCTAAATTATTCCTTAAACCTATAATGGCTTGCTCTGCATGGGATGCTCGCAGAGCAACATCAAATTTTCGTTCGAAGACAAGATCATGAGGAGTAAATTCAACACGTTTCTGTGACATTTTGCATCCCCACCGCATGTTATTTTTGTTGTTTTATGGATAACATTTTGACAAGGGGTTTAAGTGTATAGTTTTAATACACTAGATAATAAGATTTTG